GGTTACGACCGCGCAATCGTGTCGGGCGGTAAGATTGTCAACATCGTTAGCTCCAGCTACGGACACCTTCCCAACGAAGTGTTCTTCAAGGAAGCAGAGCAGAAGCTGATCGATGCTGGCTTACAATTCGATGTGCGTTCCATTAACCGAGATGACCGCGCCTTCGCTTGCGACTTTATTCTAAATGATCCAAGCGTAACGATTGAGCTGAAGACTGGAACAAAGGGTACGCCCGATACTATCAAACCAATGCTGCGCTTCGTTAACTCCTACGACGGCAGCATCAAGACCTCTGGTTCGTTTGGTTTCTTTCGGCAAGTATGCTCGAATGGTCTGCATGTAGCAGAGTCCAAGATCGGTTTCAACATTAAGCACTCACGCGGTGTACAAGAGCTGGTGTTACCATCGATTGGTGATCTCGTTAAGAAGTTTATCGATAACGAGTACTACACTCTACGTCGTCGCTTCGAGGTCATGTACGACTGCGTTGTAGACAATCCGCTGGAGTTTACGAAAGCGATCTGCAAGACCACAGGCATCTTCAAGTTCGAAGCATCCGACAAGAATCCGAACCCTTCTGCCAATGCTCGTTTGGTACTTGAGATAGCAGACCGCGAAGCGAAAGATCTTGGTGTGTCGATGAATAGCTGGATCATGTACAACGCATTCAACAACGTGCTGCATAACAAGCTACAGAAGTCGTTTAAGCTCCAGCACCAAATCGACCACGACCTCTTCGAGGTTATGTCGCGTGAATCGATTGCACGCCATGAATCAATCGTTATCAACTAATTCATTTAACTTAATCCAATCAATAACAACGGAGGGCTGCAACGCCCTCCACTTTTTTAATTAAACTATGTCATACAAAATTGAAGTCAAGGAAACATCTGTTCGGGTAATAGATGTTCCATCGTTCCCACACTATCGCGTTGATACCAGCGTCGCCAGTAAATTCTATTGCATCGTTGGAGATCTCGATGTGCTATCGGTTTACTCTTCACTCTACGGCAACTACTCTATCATCCGTCGTGATAGCGACATGAGTGAAGCATTCTCGAAGACTACACAAGAGTGCACACCACAAGCGTTCTGGGATGCTTACAACGCGGTTAACGCAAAGGTGATGAGCGGTGCGCTGGATCTCATCGCTGCCAACTTCGAACCTACGCAAGTGGAAGAGGGATACGACCTTCCTTTTGCCAAGGAAGTTGCTCAACAACTCGACTCACTTAAGATTCGTACTGATGAATAAGCGATCCAATCAAGTGCTGGTAGACGTATGGGTAATACGTCTACTGGCTTTAGTTAACCTCTTACTAATCTTTTACATCATATTCAAATGAACGATTTTCATTCACCCTATGACTCGCAGCAGCTTGAGTCAATCCAGAAGTTCACCGCAAGGTTGAACGCAATGCCTTCACCCGACGGGCTCGTTAAGACTCCAGACGGCAAAGCACTCACGTTAGTTATATCGCATGTCGAGATGACGCTTGACGAATTCTTCTTTGGTCATTGGCGCACCCAGAATTTCAAGTGGAATGCCATCGCAAACGAAGTACAGGGATCGCTCGAGCTGGTAGTGGTTCATCCGATTACTGGATGGGAGATAACACGCGTCGGTGCTGCTTCGGTGGTTATCATGGTCGACAAAGTACCCGACGAGATCAAAGGTGATCCACAAGCACGTAATCAGTGGGCACTCAATCCAGCGAATAAGAAAGCGAATGCGATGGACTTGGCGTTCGGCAAGTTGAAAGCAGAGTGCTTGAAGAACGCTGCGCTTTCCTTTGGAAAGATTTTCGGTCGCGATCTTAACCGCGCGGTGGTTGATGAGTACAAGCCGTTCAAGATATCGGCATCGACCACAGGGTTAACTTCTCTACCAGAAAGCACTATTAGTTTAATTGAGCAGCAGATTCGTGACGGACTCTCACCATGGGAATTGAGTAAGCAGATCGAAGCACTCAACGACCTAATCACTCCAGAGCAAATCGCTCGTCTACAAACACTTTACTCAACACTTAATCCCGAAATGCCATGAGCAATACAAACTACATGAACGATGTCATGCAAGACATCTTAAAGCACTCCGCGCAATCATCTGCTGCGTGGGACAAACTGCGACTCGGAAAGTTTACCGCATCGAAGGTGTGGCAACTGATGAGTGATCCTAAATTGAAAGCAGACAAGGAAGCTGGTAAGTTCTCCGATACTGGTGAGAAGTACATCATCGAACGTGCGATGGAAGAGATCACAGGAATGCCTTGCGACGAAGCGTTCGGTCGAGCAATCGATCATGGTAACGAGTGGGAAGAAACGGCATTGCTTGCTTTGCGCGATCAGCTCAACGCGAAGATGGAATTGAAACCAGCGTTCGGTTTATTCAACGAGCACTCTGGTGCTTCGCCAGATGCGTTCATCTATCTTGATGATGGTACTCGTATTGGTGTGGAGATGAAGTGTCCATTCAATTCAATTAACCACTTCTGGCATTCGCAAGTTGATTGCGCAGAGAAGTTGAAGGAGATCGACAAGACCTATTACTGGCAAGTGCTAATGAATTGCCTTACGTTTAAGTGCACCACTTGGATCTTCGCCAGCTTCGACCCTCGCATGCCAGAGGACAAACGACTACACTTCTGCTACATTGAACCCTGTATTGATGACCTCACCGAGTTGTGCAAGCGAATCGAACGAGCAGCAGACATGAAGCAGCAAATCGTCAACCAATTCTCAATCTAATTCAACTAATACTAACCAACGGCTGGAGATTCGTTTCCAGCCGTTTTAATACATTATCTCATGCGTGATAGTATGGTAATATACCGAAGCTTCTTTGAAGCGATTAACGAGCTTGAAACAGAGCAACAAGCGATCGTGTGGAACGCGGTCATGGAATACGGATTCAACTTCCATCTGGTAGAGCTGGAAGGAATACCGAAAACGATTTTCAGTTTAATTAAACCACAACTCGATGCCAATCTTCGTAGGTACGAGAACGGCATGAAGCCGAAAACAAAACATAAGCAAGACCGAAGCAAGTCGAAAGCTAATGTAAATGATAATGATAATGATAATGATCATGTCAATGCAAATGCTTCGTCGCAGCCGAAGAAGGAATCTACTCCAGCTTTCAAACCACCTACACAAGAAGAGGTCGTCAACTTCTTTGTGAGTAACGGATACACCGCTGAAGCTGGTATACGCTGCTTCCAGTATTACGAAGACGGAAGCTGGAAGGACTCGACAGGGAAGAAAATAATCTCGTGGAAACAGAAGGTGCGTGGAGTGTGGTTCAAACCAGAGAATAAAGAACCGAATGCACCACGAACTGGTTTCGGTTATACGCGTGGTTCTAATTACAACCCAGCTGGTTCGCATGGATAAAGTAATGCCACACGATGTTGAGATAGAGAGTGCCGTACTTGGTGCTCTCCTTCTCGACATGCGGTCGTGTACGCAGTACATAGATCAGCTCGACCCTTCCAAATTCTACGACAGGAGACATGAGGTATTGATGGACGCAATACTTAAACTCCACCGAAGTAGTAAATCAGTTGACATCCTATCGGTAACTGCTGCTCTACGAAGCAGCGGTACTATCGAAGAAGCTGGAGGTGTACTATACATCTCGAAGCTCACTAACCGAATTGCCAGTACCGCAGCGATCGAGCAATGGATTCATCTATTAAATGAATTGAATATGCGACGAGCATTCATTCATGTGGCTGCCGACATTCATACCAAGTCGTTCGATCGTACCGCTGACGTATTTGAATTGTATGAAGCATTCATGGCTGGCATGGCGAACACTTTTACCGCAAACGTTAAGCATGAAGCTCAACACATCTCGCAGTTAACTCAACCCACTATCGAGTCGATATTGAAACGAGCGAAGAGCGATACAGGCATGAGTGGACTAACGAGTGGTATTCGAGAGGTTGATCGCAAGTTAGGTGGTCACCAGAATTCCGATCTCATGTACTTGGCTGCTCGACCAGCTATGGGTAAGACCGCTTTCGCTTTGAGTGAAGCACTACACATGGCGCAACAGGGTAATGCGGTCGCGTTCTTTTCTCTGGAGATGTCATCCGAACAAGTAGTGTATCGTCTTGCGTCTATGCTTTGTGGTATACCAGCAGAGGTACTGATGAAGTATAAACTCGAACCACATCAAAGTACTTTATACCATGATGCCGTTCGTGAGCTGCACCGACTACCAATCTACATCGACGATACTCCAGCTCTATCTGTATTTGATTTGCGATCGAAAGTTAACCGCTTGAAGGAACGGCACAAGATCACTTGCGTGTTTGTTGACTACATTCAGTTACTTGGCATCGGTACTAACCGCAAGTCTTCTATGAATAGGGAACAGGAGTTAAGCACTATATCTCGCAACCTTAAACTCATCGCAAAGGAATGCAACATCCCAATGATCGCCCTGTCGCAGCTCTCCCGATCGGTTGAATCTCGACCCGACAAACGACCGCTGCTTTCCGATCTGCGTGAGAGTGGATCGCTGGAACAGGATGCGGACGTAGTTGTATTTTTGTTTCGCCCAGAGTACTACGGCATACGAGAGGACGACAAGGGTAACAGCACGCATGGTCTTGGTGAGTACATCATTGCGAAGCACAGGAACGGACCAACTGGTATCTGTGAGATGCAATTCGACCACCGAACGATGCGGTACAAGGATGCCGAACCATCTGGGTACTCTAATCAATCAAATGAATTCTAATGCGTAAGTGTATCATCTGCAAGACCAAGTTCGTTCCTCGTTTCAATTCCATGCAAAGGTGCTGCGAGAATCCAGCATGCGTAATTGAAGCATCCAGAAAGCAACGTTCGAAACAAGATAAGCAAGAGGTAAAGCAAATGAAAGAGCGCATCAAGACTGCCAGCGATTGGAAGCGCGACCTCCGAATAGTCTTTCACAAGTACATACGGCTGCGCGATAAAGACAAGCCTTGTATCTCATGCGGTACGAAGCTCATCGGCAAGTATGACGCTGGTCATTTCTATTCGCGTGGTGCGTTTCCTAATCTTGCTTTCGATCCTTCTAACGTGCATGCGCAATGCGTTCGCTGCAACCAACACTTAAGCGGTAATCTAATCGAGTATTCGATCAACCTTCCCTTTCGTATTGGTCATGTAGAGTTCGAACGGCTGCGCGCAAGACGAAACGAACGTGCTTCGTTGAGCATTCCAGAGCTGAAGAATCTTATCATCAAGTACAAACACCTAATTAAAAATCTCGAGCCATGACCATTCCAGAGTTAAAGTCAAAGGTGCTTAACGGAGTACAACACTACTTCAATAAGCAGCAAGTGATCGACATGCTCGATCAGTTAAACGAGCAGCATGTAGCAGCTCCAACAAAACCAACATCCAATCCATCTAATGTACTAACACTATTCTAAATGATTTCAAATTACCTTACGAGTGCGCTATGCACTCACCTCAAAGAGAATGTCCCATCCAGAGACGACATGATGCTCTGCGTCAAGCACATTCACGATCTTGAAATGCGATTGCAAGGAATACGGAATGAGCATTACTACGATGCCGTATTCAATTACAAGCTATCAAGCATCAAGACCATCGATCGAATATGGCGTAAACTGCAAGAGGATATCCCAGAGCTGCGAGGTGCAGAGTGGGAACTACGACAGGCACAAGCTGGTCGTATCGAAATTGAAGACCTCTCACACATGAGACATCAACTCAACATGTTCGAATAACCAAGAGGGAAGCTACGGCTTCCCTTTTTTTTTAGTCTATTTGAAAGTGCGGTCTGTCCTTAAAACGTTTCCATGTACCGCCCCACTCAATACGAGCATCCATGCTCACAATAATCGCGGCAAATTTGGCGAATAACGATTCGCTCCAGTCCAAGTTACCATCAACATCTTTGAAGGCAATATCGAACGCCTTTGACGGATAGAAATTGTGCTTGCTTCCCTTCTTCAGCTGCGTTACAATCTTCCCCTTCTTTGTCCTTCCCTGTGCATACAACTCCAGTTGTTCGGCTTCGGTGCGATGAGTGCAAGTAATAAACGGCTGCGGATCGGCTGGGTACTTGATCGCGAACGCTACTTGAGCAGCGCGCCAAGCACTTTGCAGTATTGGATCAGCATCTTCAATCTTCCGACTTGGCATTGGCTTCTTTTTTTAGTTTGCGCTTCTCGATCATGCGAACGATAAGACCAATTAGAATGATAATGATTTCGCGAACTCCGTCGCTGGTGCTTGTGGGTAATAAGTCTTCCATAGTTTTAATGTATTTCGTTATCTATATCCTCGTCGTCTGGTTTGTCAGCCCATATCCAAAGTGAAGTCATAGCTGATACCACGACTACTTTTGTTTTATCTATCAATTCGTTTACGCTCTTCAGTATACGTTTGTTGCTTTCACCAATCGCTTTCCACATTGCGTAGTGCTCAATGATGAAGTACGCCAGTATTAGTATGCAAATGATCGCAAGTGTCATTCCTCTTTCGATCTCTTAAAGCGTGAAGGCATGAGCATCTGGAGCACAAACTTCCAGAACGCAATCGAAGCACCGAGATACGCAAAGAATTTAGCTACGTCCATGAGTAAAGGAGGGAAACCACTCACATACTCCAGCCCTGTACCAATCGAAAGAAAGGTAATCGTCTTAACGAAGGCGTTAGTGGGATGAGTGAGGTCAATGTTAAACAAGTCAAGGTTCATTTCGGATTTGGTTTTTCAGTTCGTTTCAATTTATTCAGCATCTCTCTTTCATACTTGCGCAGCTTTTCAAGGTACTGCTGCTTCGTCTTATCCATCTTCTTCATGGTAGTTGATCTAAACGAATTGGATTTGATGTCTGGCTGGTGTAAGTATTGCCAGAGCTAACCACATAACTACTCATCGGTGATCCATTTCGTAGTGGATATCGTTCTGGGAAAGTGTTGGTCAAGTACTCTGGAAACAAATTCGATTTCGCACAGAGATAATCAACAAGCAGAGAGCGGTAAAAGTCCGCGTTCGCCTGTGCTCTTCCCATAAAGTCTTTCATCGTTGAGTCGTCTACTCCAGATGAGTCCTCCATCGTTCGTTGTACAAGCGATCCGTTATCGATCTTGTAGGTGAGAAACGGAATTACTTCTACCATAGTCCACCACAACACTACCTTCCGAACGTAATCTTCCATCAACGTCAAGTAATCTCCAGACAAATTGTTAGCAGCAACATCAGCTTTCAGCTTCTCGTACAACTTGGTACCGAGATACGGCTGAAGGAACTTCTCCTGTGCGAGAATGATCGAAGGATAAATTAGATTCGGGTCAACGCTGCCGTTGATCTGGGAATACTTCTTAATGTATTGGTCGTTAATGAATAGTACCTCTGCCATCTTATTCTGTGTTACGTGGGTTGCCGTTGTAATCGTAGCGCGGATTGTCTGGAAGGAAACCACGATAAGGCATGTCGCGTGGTTTAGTTTCTACCAACCAGTTGTTGCGCACTTTATATCCTACTTCCGCTGCCTTTTCCCATGCCTGTTGCTTCACTTTTGGATTGCTTATGTCCAATCCAAAACCTTTTGCGCTTATGTAAAGCTCTTTAGTCCATACATGTCCACATGATCCACCGCCTTTGTATAACCAGATCGAATACCGATCAGCACCGCGAGGTCCCCAACCTTCGTTCACTACTTGCTTTCCCATCTGCATGATGTCTTCTTTGCGATAAAGTTTATTCGCACTTATCATCTTGCTACAAAACTCTCTGGTGTTGGGATGCACTTCTCCTGTATAGCGATAACGGACGTAGTACCTTCTTTGATCAATTCGTTTATCCTGTTCGCTGGTAGAGTTTGGACGAGCAGTTCCAGTAGCAATCAACTTAACACCCATGATGTGATCGAGTGCGGTATTCTCATCTTCATCCTCGTCGTAGTCAACAGGGAAGCTATCAATCAAAATCCAATCCGCATCTGGATCTTCACCCAGCTCAATCAGTTTGTCGGCAACACTATCAAGGTTGCTCTGCGCACCTCTTTTTTTTTTAGAGGTGAGGTGTTGTACTGCTAACTGAAATGACTCCAGAGCTAACTGATTTGGATCAACCGAACCAGCAACGATGCCAGAGAAGATGTCGTCTATCTGTTGAGCAGTCAATGTTGGGAATGAAGCAGACATAACACCCTTCGCAGACTCAACAGGAAGTATACCAGACGCAGCTTGTACCAGTATGTCTACCATACTTGCGATCTGTGCTCCGTTCAATGCGGTTGCCGATACTTGTGCACCACCTTGTGATGCTTCGGCATCAATCATCGCTTGCGTCTTAAGTGGAGTGTTGGCAATAACAACTAACTCCAGCGATTCCATTTCGTACCTCAAGATCTCTTCCAGAGCACGTTGTATTTTTCTCTGCGCTGGTTCAATTACTTGATTCATAAAGATCTCAAGACCGACCGCCATCTCGTCTTTGTTGTTACCGAAGCCACTACCATCACCACGAATACCAAACAACAACGGAGTGGTAACGCGATGTGCAGTCATTACTTCTGTGCGACTGGTGTTGGTAAGGTACTCGTATAGTTTATCCGCATCCGAAAGAGGGAAGGTCGTTATCTCTGGCTTCTGTGCTCCAGCTTCATTGAAGGTCATTATGAATTTACCAGCGTTGCGAGCACCAGAAAGTTTGCGTTCCCAATCACTCATCATTTTGCGCTGCTCTTCTGGATCAATTTGTCCATGAAAGAACGAAACGATAGTAGAAGGAAAGAGTCCGTTGCTGATTCCGTTAACGTGGAAGATTCCAATCTGCTTGGAAAGCTCAATGTAGTTAACTGCAGACCAATAGTCGGGACGTGGATAGATCAACCCAGATGTGTGGTTAAAGCAGTAGTACATCTGGCGTGCTTCCTCTGTTGCCTTTACAGGATTGTACTTGGGAATGAACGTCGGCTTATTCTTTTTCTTCTTTGGCGCAGACCAGTCGTTGGAGTGGTATACACCAATGATGTCTTCTTCTTCTATCGTAGCAGCGATGCGACACTCTTCAAACGGAATGTGCTTCAGCTTGGCAATCGTGCGACGATCCATTGAATAAATTACTTCAATGTAGAAACCTCCGTACTTCTTGTAGTCGTGAGCACAGGAGTAGTAAACCGAGTACACGTCAAGGTTATCAATGCGCTCTTGATAGAGATCGCCAGCCGATAAACCTTTACCAGCAATCATGTCGGCAATCGAGATGCAAAGCGAACCATGTATAGGTGATGTCTCTGCAAGATCGCGGAGGTACTGCGGAAAGAGATTATCCAGTCCATAGTTAACCCAGCCAGAGCGATCGACCTTCTCTGCTGCCGATACTGGTGTGTAGTCGGCAAGCGCAACGTTTAGGATATTTGAATTCATATCAGCCATTGAAGATGATGTCGTCGCTTATCGTGATGTCTGGTATTGTATAGTACTGCGTAGAGTCTACCAAGAAAAACCAACCGCGTTCAACTAACCCAACAACTGATGCGTTCTCTGGATCAATGTTAGTAGGAGATGTCTGTCCGTATACTTCGTACCGATAACGTCCAGCTAATTCCAATCCAATAGTAGTAATCTCTATCGTAGTTAATCGTTGCGTCTCATTCATAACCGATGCGACTTGATACAAAGATATACCACTTGTAGAATTCTCCTCATGCGTCAACGCAATTAGGTAATGCGTAAACGCGGTCGAGTAGTACTGCCTTCCCTCATCGAGAGTAAGACGTACGACTTGATTGGCTGTATTGGTTAAGAGTGTTATCATGTAATAAAAAGGGAGAGCATGATAGCTCTCCCAGTATTATTGTACCATCAAACTATCAAACGACGTAAGGTGGAACCACATCGATGCCAGCGAAATTGTCAAACGGACTTTCAGTTGCTGGGTTGTACGCCAACAAGAAGTCTGGTTGATTTGGTTCTTCAGCAGTCAATGTCAAAGTATATCCATTCAAATCCCCTTTTGCTTTACCGCTCTGGTAAGTGCCAGCAGTAAGGAAAGCACCATCAGTACGACCCACGCAGAGAATTTGATCATCGTATAAACGAACAAACACAATCACTTTTGCCTTCGATAAATTCTCCAGCTCTTTCTTCTTGTCGTTTGCAAGTTTACCCAACGTCATCTCTACTGCCTGTACATAGTACAAGGTACCATTCTCCAAACTTGGAGTCGGTGTGATGGTGAGTGCTCCTGTATTGCGATTTGGTTGGTAGCGATAGATTTCATTTGCTGGAAGAGCATCAATGTAGCCGTTAGCATCAAAGGTGATTCCAGCTGCAAAGTCATTCCACTTTGCGATGAAAATTTCTTTAACACCACCAACACCTTCGTTGCAGTCAAGGAGAAAACCCGTAGTTAATTCACATGCCATAGTTGTAGGATGTTAAGATTAGAACCAAGTTGAGTACGCAACGATTTCTGCACCGATGCCGTATTGAGCAGCAGCAAAGAACTTTGCATTGAAGCGGAAGTTGTCTTCACCGAATTGAGTCATGTCAACCATCTGGATGTTGTTCCAATCATTGAGAATGTTGGTACCGAACCAAAGGTTTGACTTACGAGCGAACACGATTGTGTCTGCTGGCATTCCTGGACATACTGCGATGTTGTAAGTACCCATCCAAGTCTTTGGAACGGCAGCTCCACCATACGCATACCATCCGTTACCAGCAGCCATAGAAGCATTCATAAACGCTTCCCAAACGTTTGGTGCAAGGTAGATGGTTGGCTTCTCGTTTGCATACTTCACTGCGGTTGGCATCAATGCAATTACCGCTTCGATTTTAGCATACACGTTAGTCTTGTCAATCGCAACAGGAGATGGAGCGAAGATGATATCACCATCGCCATCTTGTCCAATCAAATTCAAAAGACCATCGTACTCTGTTGCCAATGATCCGTTACCTACCCACACTTGACGCTCGTTTTCAGCAGCGATACCTTCAAGCATGTTGGCGATCATATTCTCTACAAGAGCTGGCTCAAGACGACCCTTCTGTACATCACCAGCAGCCCAGTCATCAAGGAAGTTGTTAAGACAAAGGTCTTGTTGCACTTGAAACTTTTTCAAGGTCAACCAACGTTCCGAGATAGTAACTTCTCCTGTTGGAGTCCACGCACACGTAGGTGCAGCGAAAGTGATATCGTCTACAAGTTTCTTAACTACCGCACGATAGTCAACGTTTTCTTTAACGGTGATATGTTGCAGAGTTTCGTTTGCGTTAAACGCAGCGCGGATGTATTCTCCAGCGTACTTACCAGCATAGCTGGTGGTGATTGATTGAGTCGTAGCCATTGCTATATCTTTTTTACTTTTTGTTTTCGAGGTTAGACAGGATGCGTTCTTTCAACGTCATTGCAGCAAACGGCTTGCTGCTATCACTTGCGGTATTGCGAGATAGTGCAACCGCGTTTCTTTCTTTCACAGATGAAGTAGCTGGTGCTTTCTTCAATGAAGCGAGTTCGGTCTTAAGTGAATTAACTTCATTAGCAGTTTTGCTGCGCTTGTCTTTTTCAGCTGCAAGCTCTTCCACCAAACTTTGTTTGTCGGACTCCAGAGCAGCGACGCGTTCGGTAAGAGAAGAAACCAAAGCGAAGATGTCTTCTGTCGACATTTCTTCTTCCGCATCTGGAGTCATAATCTCTGCAACGAGTCCATCTTCACCAACCACTACTTTTGTTCCGTCTTCTAATTCATATTCACCAGCTGGTGTAGGTACTGGATTGCCATCTGCGTCTTTGGTATAGCAGTCAACTCCGACCGCCCACTCTGATGCTGATGAATAGATCATTGATCCGTCCATCAATTTGGCTTCTGCTTCGAGTTTGATTTCATCCTCCAGCTTAATGCCTAACGACTTTGGGTTAACATTAAACTTCTGGAAGATGTCTTTGA